GTATTTACCAGTATCTTTATCTCTAACTTCTAGTTTAAATTTAACCTCTCCGTCTCCTTCCCCAGTTATAGTGAAAGTTCTACTTTCTCCTGCAGCTGGTATATCTGATAGGTCCAAATCAAAATCTTTTATTATAGGTGGTTTGCAACAGTCGCACATCCAATCATAACATCCTACAGGTGGTGGACCGTATAACCCTCCCGCAATTAAAGCGTTTTCTTCACACCAATCACAGCACGTTTGAACTAGTCCGGGAGTGTTTGTCCAAGGATCGTTGCACGGGTTTACCGGCGGTGGATAAGTACAAGAACCATCATCAATTGTTGCTAATGGATCATAGTTAGTTGCAGTTGAATCGGTACATCCGGCAATCGCCGGGCCACAAGGGTAGCTTGTGTAACAACAACTCCCGTCGTCAACTTGTGCTCCTGCATAGTAGTTAATTGCGGCTGGATCCGTACAACCGTAAACTGTAGCGATACAACTACCATCGTCTACAGTAGCAGCTGGATTATAGTTTTGAGCAGTTGGATCAGTACAACCCCCACCATCCCACGCGTCGCAGCTGCATAGCGATATCATCTCTGTGGCAAAGTCAATCTCCGCCTGTTTTAAAAGTATCTCGTTAGGAAGCGCGAGAGTTGGTAATTCGATTGTCCAATTATTACGTCTGTCATACCAAAAACCACACCCGTGTATACCTCCTGTAAAGCCTGAAAAATTATTCCACATATCCTGAGCCCACACGTTAGCGGTTTGGTGAGGTTGCCCCATATATCCCACTATAATATCAGTAACACTCAATGCCCATGTTAAATTTCTCGATGCAATTTTTAAATCACTAAATTCGCACGTCCTATTGAAAGCGCCTGCGGTCCCACATGAAGCCGAAGATCCAGCATCACCATAACCATCATAAGTTGATCCATTGAACCCCCCAAAACCTGGTGGTAGACTCTGTGCAAGCACCGCATTTCCAAATTCATCAATTTCGTATTCTGCCCTAGCTCCATCAAGATTATGAGTGATTAAATTTCCATTATGACTATACAAAGACATGTGACCACCCTCACCTCCAGGGACTGTATCTGAAATCCCAACCTGAGGATTTGATCTATGAGCCCCACTAAACCACGTGGCATATACTGGAAAAGAGTGATTATGCCAATCCCGTATTTTATATATTAAAATATGCCCTTCATACGGTACTGACCACGATGAACCCGACGAGTTGTTTATTAGTACAGCTACCAAATCAGTTCCATTATAATTTGGCCCCACACCACCACCAGGTAAGTAAACTAAATCTTCAATAACATCCCACATACTGCTACTCCAATAGGGATTAGTTTGAGTATCGGGATTGTTTGGAGCCTTAGCGCCATATCCCGCAGTGTAAGGATTTTGTGTGATAACACCGTAAGAACTAAGCCCGTAGATTGTATTAAACAATTGTACGTATGCTAAAGTGGGGTTACTCGTATCCACTTGATACACTTTTTTTCCAAACGCTATAATTAATCTATTCATGTTCACAGCAGCCATAGCCCTAGTATCCGGACCATTATCCCACACCTGCTCAACGGCTGCCACACAATTCCCAGCTTGATTTGCCGTCCTTAGTTTAACTAGCTTGTGGATTTGTCCCGCGCTTTGGTTAGAACCAGGGTTCCAATATCTCACTACAACAAATAACCAAGGTCCAGTTTTAGCTATACTCCAAAAAGACGCGGTAGAAAGCCCTGTAGTATTCGGTATTATATTATACGGAGTCATAACAGTTCCATTGTACTTATGTAGTTTGTAATCCCAACTCAAACTTCCTGGGTTATCTTGAAAGTAGATATAATCATTAGGACAACTCCCCGATAAAATACATTGAGTTGAGGGCCCAATGTGAACCGAAGCGCACTGCGCCATGCAGCCTTGTGGGCCTACACTACTCATTGGAAGCGCACTACTTGTTGGATACGAACTTTGCATACTAGTCATTTCACCATCAGCCATTAAACTTCCATCAGGCATATAGTGATATCCAGGGGGAGCAGCTGCAGGTTGACGTTGAGTACCTCCAGTTTGCTGCCTAGCGTTAGAAGATGATCTTGAAGAACTTGATGACCTTGAAGAGCTTGAAGAGCTTGATGAACCGTTGTGGTATGACATATTTTATCTTATTTTATTTATTTACTACTTTCTACAACCTCTGATCCAACACTAAATAACTCTATTTTATCCGTAGAATTATTAACAAAATTTACACTAGCATAATAACCTAACAAACTAGAGGTATTTATTCTCTTATCTTTTACGAACGAGATAAAATCACCTTGTGATGGGGGAGATGTTAACGCGTTATCATATTCCACTGTTATATCAACCGTTTCGTCTGCAAGCGTAGTTATACTTATTATTGGTCCTAACAAAATAGTATTCGCTAATCCAGCTTGATTAAAACCACCTTGAGAGTTACTGTTAGTAGTATAATAAATTATATCCCCCACTTGTGCGGATATGTTTATATTTGGAAAGTTTAATATTGTATTTTGTATAGCCATGTTTTATTTATTTTTTAAAGTCCAGTGTTGCAGTTTGCACTGCAAGTGCCTTGTGGATCTGCCCAATCATCAAGAGTGTATGTACCACATCCACCGCATCCTCCAGGTGCTTGATAACAAACACCAGTGGAGGTATTACAACTATAACCTGGAGTATTTTGTGGACACATAGCGCCATAAAAACAACTTCCATCATCAACCACAGCACAACTATCCTCGTTACACGCTGCGGGGTCAGTACAACCAGATAAGTTAACTGAATTACAAGTGTATTGTGTGCTGTATTGAGTTCCATGGCAAGGGTTTGCGTTACCCGAGCAAACTGTCAAGGCGTAACAACTCTCGCATGCACCACCACTCGCACAGGTACTATTTCCAGTGTAGTACCAGTAGATTGATGCATAAGTACATGTTCCATCGTCTACAGTTGCTGTAGAATCATAATTACATGCTGCATTATTTGTACACCCAAATATAGGATAAATACATGAACCATCATCTACAGTAGCAAAAGAATCATAATTTGTTGCTAATATATCAGTACAACCATAAACAGCCGAATAAGTACAAGACCCATTATCTACAGTAGCACTTGCATCATAGTTGTCCGCTAACGGATCCGTGCAGCCAAACACCGGTGCTGGTGGGGCAGCGTTAATAGTGTGCATTTGACCGCCTTCATCATAACCATTCCAGACACACGATGTAGCCCCGTTATTAGTATTAAATGGGCTAGAGGTAACTTGTATGTAATAATCGCCAGGTGCTAGATTTTGAAACGCCGAAGCGGTTGCGCCACTTACAATGGCATTAGTAGCAACCAAATTGCCTGAGCTGTCTAGTAAATCTAGAGTTGCTGGAGTACCATGAGGAATAGTTGGCCAAGTAATATAAATCTCTCCGTCATTAACACTTGGTTGTGACTGGTCAGTTATTAATGCTGTATAAATATGACTACCGTCTGGTTGTGAATTTGAAGGATACCAATCACAATATTCACAACTACCATCATCAACAGTTGCGCTACCATCGTAATTCAACGCTACTGGATCTGTACAGCCTATATCGTAAGTACATATAGTAGAAGTGGAATCTTGCATTCCATAAGTAGAATTTGCAGGATTATAATCTGTAGCATCTCCTCCAGCGATTAACGCGGCTTGATGCCAAAGAAGGCTTGTAGCTAAACTGTCTACAGTAGGTCCTTCCCACAGGTAATTATTAGCCGGGGTAGTATCATCGGTACACCCGCGCCATATACACGTTCCATTTTCAGTGTTTGCTAAAAGATCGTAATTTTCGTTAGCCGTTGGTTCCATACATCCTTCATACACCGCGATACATGAACCATCATCAGTATTGGCATTCCCATTATAATTAAATGCCGTTGGATCTGTACATCCGTAAACCACAATAAAACAAGAACCGTCATCAATAATAGTGCTACCACCATTATAAGCGTATGCCTCTGTAAATAAATCGGTATTAGCTGCGGCAGGATCGGTACACCCATACCACGCGCAACCACCATCATCGGTATTACAACTGTTATTACAAGTGTTGTTAGCTGTTGGCTCTGTACAACCTAAAATAACCGGTATACAAGAACCATCATTTACCGTGGCGCTAGGGTCATAATTAAACGCTAGAGAATCAGTACAACCTAAAACCGCAGAGTTTGTTGGTGCGCCACCTAATATTCCAAGTCCTTGAATAGCAAAACTTGCTTGATCAAAAGAAGAACTACCATCACTGCCTATTAAAATACGAGTAAGATCACTTTCGCCGTCAAAAATATGTTGTACTTCTTTACCTTTTATATAATTAAACCATTTCCCTTCTTTCTCTATAAATTCATTTAAACTTCCAGATTCTTTATTTGTAAACACAGAGTCAACAAACCAACCTGGGTTTTGCTCAAGATTATAGTATTGATTGTCTTGAAAATTAGTTACAACTCTTGATTGACTACCTTCATAATTTATAGTTTTAAAAGATTTAACACTTCCAGGTATGTCATTTAGAATAACGTTAAGAGTAGAGTTAGATTGTCCTTCGTTGTAAAAAGTGTTTCTATTAACAGACTCATCATGATGTTTCCATATATTAGCGTTTTTAAACGTGTAGTATTCATTCGCACAACTAATAGCATTTTCAGGTGTAAAGGATTTAAAACTAACCCAGCCTTTTACATCCTCTCTAAAAGTAACTGTTACTGGATTATTGTTTCGTTTTACGTCGTCAGTTTGCTGTAACGTAACATTGTACTCGTCTTTCTTGTCGTCGTAACTACCAAGTATAGTATTATTTAATTTTAGATTATCTCTAAACCAATCTTTCATACCGTGATTCGATATAGGAGTTAATCCGTCCATAGACAACCTCATAACAGTACCTCTAACTTTATCCGTGAAGTAAATTCTATAAGCTTCCGATGCAAATGATTCTGGATTTCTGGATATACCATATTCACCTGAATAAGGTATAGCTTGTCCTAAAACGTTGTTTGTTGAAGTTATGTTGCTATTACCATCAGCATTGAATAAAGCATCTTTATTAGCTAATATCTTTAAAACTCTATCTTCACAAAGCGCTACCAAATCTCCACCTTGTCCCCACCCACTGTGTAGTTTTTGTATGCTACCGTAAATAGGGTTTATATCTTTTGTAATTTTTTCAGCAGCTATAAATTGATTTAAATTGTTAACTCCAGAATTAGAATTGTATAATCCAGAATAAATTAATCCATACTTTCTGGTTTCTTGTTTATATTGATCTAACAAAGGCGTAGAAACTTTAACCCCGTTTGTTATAAACGGTTTGTTAAAAGTATCGCCAATACGGTTAGACTCAACACCGTTGTCAAACGACCAGCAATTAAACCACGCTAAACCAATGTTTTTGGTTATTTGTATTTGAAGACCTGTAAAAGTTACGGGATAACTTGCACTAACACCTGTAGCTGACAAAACCGTCGCCGAAGTAAAGCTACCGTCATTTCTAATAAATCTAATTTCATCTAACTGTACTAAAAGACCGTATGTTGCGTAATCAATAGGAGTTGAAAGGTTAACAATTTCATCCATAGGGTCGCAATACCCAGTAACGGGATCGTAAGTCAAAGGATTACAACCACCCCAACTAATAACACTTAGGTTTTTAGGAAGAGCCGTATTTCTCCAATCTATAGTTGCTCCAATAGGTATAAATTGCTCTTGATTATCAGGTGTAAGTTGTAAGGGTATGCTGTTTGCAGCTTCATAATAAATATCTAAATCTGTATCTTCTTTTGGTTCGGTTTCAAATATAGCTGGATTTGAGCTAATAACATTGGGTTTTTCAGCTACAAACGGCTCTACAAACTCTAACACACCCGCTGTGTTGTTATCTATAGCGGTGAACTTAGGGTTAGATGCGAGCGTTTGACCTGCTCCATATAATTCATACCTAATTGTCCACCTGAGTCGCTTGTTCGTATCAGCTGTCATTTCCCCGAGGTTCACGTAGGCCCCTAAATAAGTAATAAATCTTCCATCGTGATTATATAGCCTTTCAGTGTAAGCATCTGTAATTATATAAATACTATTTTCACCTTTTATTCTAAAATACTTTCCAGCTTTTAAATTTGATACGAACACCGTTTGGTCCTCGGTAAACGTATTTGTATTATTCGGGTCGTCGTTACCTACAGTCCAGTTATCATTTAGAGAAGTTTGGTTTGGTGTAGATTCTAACATGGAGTAGGACAGGTGGAAATATAAATCACCCGTAGTAGGGTGTGTATATAACCCATCACTATGTACCTCGCCATTACTTGTTCCACTCAACACCCCATCGCCCGACCATTGTCGCGAGCCACCAAATGAAGGGTCAGATATCGATGGATCACTTCCCTGGTAAATAGAATTAGCAATTGAGTTATTACCACCAGGTTGCATACCCGCGTAAAAAATATTATCAATAAACCAACCAGCTTTAATATTACTACCACCAAACTTTAAATTATCCTCCCAGTGAGCTACGTTTGTACTAGCTCCATAACCACCACCACCACTACCACCAGTGTTTCCGTTTCCTGGAGAAGCGTCATCATCAATTAAATGATACAAATTATTACTAGCAACAACCTTCCAATCTAAACCTGTTTCTACAGTAGGTTTTACTTTGTTTTTTATAGTTTCATCTTCTTCAACCTTAACAAAAAATCTACCATCAAATTCAGGTTTACTTATGACCCTTTGTCTGTAGAAGTGAGGTTTTAACTGCCCACCGTTTATATATAACTCGCCTATATTGGTTGTTAACCAATCATCACTTTGCGGTATTGGTTTTGCTAAATGCACTTCAAACAATTCAGAACCACCTGTATTACTAGTATCTGTATTTCCCGTTACACCATCGTCACTAATACCAGTGATCAAGTATTTGCCAGAAACACGCTTAGTATAGGTTGGGCCACTTGGGTCATCAACCACACGTGTTGAAAACGCTACGTATAAATCATCTCCTTCTAGCTCACTTATAAATTCAGAAAGGTTAACCAATCCCATTCCATAAGGAGTAGATGTACTATATGGACTAGTCCAAAGGTTTTTATTTACTGTAAAAGAAGTGTGTCCCACCGAAGGAGCTTCCACAGGTGATAAAATAGGTCCTGCAGGGTTATTTCCATTTCCACCAAATACGTTAAATCCATTTATATTCTGATTCGGCTCAGATATCAAAGTGTAAGTTGTTTTTATATAATCTGGAGCCTCGTTCTCTATTGCCACTACTTTGTATCTAGCTTCCTCTAAAACCGCTTCACTATTATCTATTCCTTTTTTCAACACGATATAAGTGTCTTCGTCTACTTTATTTCTATCAACAGAAGGGAAAGAGAGCCAAACATTACCATCTTTAGCATCATATACTCTATCTACAACTAAATTATAATATTCATTAGATGTTTCTTTCACAAATACTTTACAATACTCAGCCCACAAAGGAGGGTTTTCGTCGAGTGATATGTTTATTGAACTTGAATTGCTTGAAAAAGATTTTGGAACAACTTGTGTTGCTGAAGAAACAGTGAGCACTGGAGTTTCTCTATTGTACCTATCTCCGTAAACCACCCCAAAGTCATATGTTCTTGAAGATTTTATTGATTTTGCAGCCGTGTATCCTCCTAATCGGTTGAATCTACTACTTATTCTGGCTTCAATTTCTGGGGAATATAAAGCCTTTGAATAAGAATAATCGTAACTTTGAACATAATTACCATAAACAATTCTATTACCAGTTATTTCTTGCGCCAAAGCGCTTCTTGGAACATTATCCCAAGGTCTTAGCAATTGGTTAGAGGGTAGTAATGCATGTATATTTTCCGTAAGAATCTTGTATGATCCACCCGAGCCCCAAGCGGCGTCACTGTTAACCACACTTTTTATAACATATACGTTTGAACTTGTTTCGTTCTTATACAGCAAGTCAACTTGAATCACGTCTTTTGGTATGTCGGAAGGTATAAAATTTTGTAGGGTTAGTTCTTTTAAATTGTTAACCATCCCTTTGTTGTAGGCTTTGGTGGGGTGGTAACTAAAACTTCCTGGAAAAAAGGCAACTTCTGAAAAAGGACCAATCGCGGAGTATTCGTTGTCTGTGTATTTATATCGATAAGCAAATCTAGGGAACTTACGTTCAAATAACCCACCTCCCTCTTCTTCAAGAGCAACCTCGTATGTCGTTGGTCCCATTGGATTTTCGCTTGACAACGTAGATATAGTTACTTTATATGTCGTAAAACCCGAATCCGGTGTAATATCAGTAACTAGCACTCGCGCTGTATAATCTTCTGGAGGCATCGCTCCGGCTCCTGATTCAAGTAATCTAAGAGTATCTCCTACTTCAAAATTAGGAGTAGTTCCAGTGTTAGCGTCATCCAAGATGTTTATCAAAATAGAATCGCCTTCGTTAAATAATTCGCCGCTGGTGTCAGTAAAATTTAAACTATCAGTAACGCCAATAGTAATTCCTGATCTAGTAGAGGTAAGTTGTGATAATGTTGGCGGTTTTAAGGGTGATTTACGAATAACTGTTATATGCTCCTCTTGAGTTGGGATATTACTACCGTAATTTATGTTTTGATCAAGGTTAATCAATCTAGTGTGTTGCAGTCCGTTTACATCTGTCCCTGCAATACTACGTGGTATATTTATTTTTTTAGGTTCAGAGTAACCGTCTGTCCAAAATAACATATCGTCTATGATGTTTATACCAGTTATTATGTTATCGGTCTTAAACGCGAGTATAGTTGCTTGCTCAGAGTCAGTTAAAAGAGAGAAAAATAACTTTGTTCCGTGCTCGTCTGGTGAACTTACCACTGAATCTAACCAAGTTATATTGCCGTTTATAGTGATGGTGTTAGTTCCCACGTTTATACTACCTACACTCATACCAGTATGCGATTGCTGCAAGGTATCAGAGTAACCATGTAAAACCATACCAACTTCCAAATCCGTAACGCTAAGACTTCCTGGGAGCGTTATAGTGCTAGCAGTTGAGTCCCAACTTATATTAGTGCTAGCTTGGTGGATAGTATAAGCAACATCTTGACGAGTAGCAACAAAAACAGGTGTAATAAACCCATTTTTAAGCTGGAGTATCATATCTTTATAACTTTGCTGCGCTCCTTGAAAAGAGCCAGAATGAAAAGTAGGGTCTATAACCGATGCTGTAGGAGCGTACCAACTAGGCACGTTGGTAATAAACCAATAAAGAGCATCATTTTTCTCATCAGCAACAGCACCCACACAAGTAGAGTTTGCACTTAGGTAACTTAACGTGTCAACCAGCTTGTTACCCAATATATTTTGAACCGTACCAACGTCAGATCCTTCTGAAGTTGAGACCTGTATGTTCATTGCATCTCTGTATTCACCTTTGGGAACAAGTCTTTCGTCAACATCCTTGTTCATTTTACCACCGGTAAACTGATTCTTAATCTCTGGCATGTACTAGTGTTTTATTTGTTTCGATTTACCTCTCAAAACTTGAGTAATCTCTTCTAATTTAATATTAGATAATCTTAATTTTGCAGATCTAATTGCTGCAAATCTTTCTTTTTTAAATCTTCTAACTATATACTCTTGAGTGTTAGCTCTTGTAGATAATATAGCGTAAGCAATCCATTTGTACATTGCTTCTTCAGCAAACTTGTGAACTTGCATTTCTCCATCCGTTCCAAGACTATCGCTTATGTAATCTAAGATCACAGTTTTTCCACTAATATTAGAACTAAAATGTATTTTTCCTGACTGACAGTCTATATAAAAAGAACCATTCGCTTGAGCGTGTTGAGGGTCTAATCCATATCTTGATCCGTCTAATGGCCAGTAAGTATCGTCTTGATAATCGTCTTGGTTCTCAGAAGGAGTTGATGATTTGTAAGCCGCCCAAGTATCCGATTCCTTTAACTCAGTAGATATAAAAGTTATCTCGTTAGTTGTTACTGTTGAGGCTGCTGTTGCTATATTTGAAGTCGTTATAACAGCTCCGTTAACATCAACTACAGTTGTTCCTATTGGAAAGTCTTGATGAGAAACCAACATACCAACAGTTATATTAGATACATCTGTATTTGGGGCTTGTGTTATCTTATCTTCAGATATACTCCACGTGACATTTTCTAATATATAAAAAGACTCTTCTTCTAATACTAAAAAACCACCACTATTTGTAAACGTAAGGGTTTCAGTTCCTGAATATGTAACGTCATTACTAATCTCTATTGTTGTTATACCACTAGAATTAGATGTAGCTAAAACCGTAGAACCAAGAACTATATTAGGCCCAGATACTACCATACCTACTTTTATATTACCATACTCAGCATCTAAAACTATAGTAGCATCAGTGTCCACCAGCGTGCCAGTAGCTGCTAAAGTGTAATCACCAACAGAATCTTGTAGTATAGGTGGCGATGGATTTGAAGTTTTACTTGTTGGATACATTAAATGTTTTATACCAGCAGAATCAACCCAACTAACTTTAGTGTAGTTAACGTAATCTTGAGGTAAAATCATTTGAAGTGTTGCTGGCACCGTAATCTCCTGTGCTTTGCAGGATTTAAATGTATCAAAGGATAATTCTGCTAAAGCTCTTTGAGCATGAAAAGCTACGTCAACTCTTTTTATTTTAGATATTATCTTGTCTTCACCTACGTAAGCAACCATAAATTGGTTTATTACATCATCTAAAGAAGTAAATTGATAATTACCAAAATCATTTCCATCATAATATGCTTGCTGCGCTGTGTTTAGTAATCCCATTTATTTATTGTTTTTCTTGTTGAATTTGTGACTGTTCTAGGGTTTGCCCAACTTTCACTACTTCTGGACTCTTCATGGTTATACCAGCAAGTTTTAATATCTTATAAACTAACTCAGATTCTTCTGATTGATGTAATTGGAAGTGCGTTGTTTTAGTAAGTGAACTATCGTGAAGTGCTTTGTTACCTATCACGAAATATCCCCACTCTGGAGCTGCTGGTGCTTGAACATAAGTACAAGTTACAGTGGTTATACTGCTTGGAAACACTGAGATAGAAGTGTTGTTTGTTCTAACATACACTGGTTTGTTCAGTGTTGGTTTTGTTAGTGGTGAGGCATTTATATATAAAATTTCATTTTGCTGAACTTCTTCAACCTCAATGTTACCAAGAGTACTATGGTTATATATTACAGTACCTAATCTATATAAATTATTTGCAACACCGTCAAAACTACCACCGGTAAAACTATCTGTTCTTTCAAAAATAGCTATTTTCTCGTTTATGTTATGTACGGTATCACTGTACTCTCCAGAGTCACCATGAATTCTAGAGAATTGATTTAAGTCATAGAAATACTGTTCAAATATTTCTCTTTGTGCTTGGTTGGCAAATAAATTAAACTCTTGTGGAGTTATATAGCCTCTCTGCTCTTTATTAGCGAGGACTAAAACCTTTTGATATACGTCATCTATATTTACCATAATTTCTTTTTATTTATTATAAGGGAATAATCTATTCAAGGTATTTTTTCTTGCTCCACACCCACAATCTTTCTTCACAACCTTGCTAACTGTATCTACAACTTTTTTTATTCCTGTTGCTTTTGTAATTTTTTCTATTGAGTCTCCTAAACCCTTTGATTTCTTTGTCATAAAATTAAATTTTAATAAATGGTTACCCCGAAGGGCAACCATATTATTTTGTTGTTAGTTTAATCTTTTCTCTATGTTAGAGTAAATCTCCATGCCTTCATCAGTTTTAAACCAAGCGGCTAAAGCTGAATAAGGATGTTCATCAAATGGAACATTCATTAACTTCCTATCATTAGAACCCCATGAAAAAGTTCTTTGATCTTGAGATAGTTTTAGTATTCCCATTTCAGTTGCTTTAATACCAAAGTTTCTAAGTTGAACGTCAGCATCACTAGCTAAATCTAAGAGTAACGCTGGGTTTTTCTTAGCAAATATAAGTAAATCTCTTTTAAGTTCTTTAGAACTCATCTTAGATACCTTAGAACCGATCTCAGCACGCATAACAGCTTCTGCCATATCAATATCCATGTTTCTAGCTGCAATCAAAGCATCTACTTCTAAGTTGATATCTACTAACTCATCTTGAGCTATAACTTGAGGCTTTAGTTCATAAAAAACCTTATCTCTATGTGGGTGATATAAAGATAAGAACTTCTGCAAAACAACTTTGTTTTTAGGAACAACTAAAGCTCCATTTCTAAATATAATGTGAGAAAGTCTCTGATCACCAACCATCTCATCAACAAATGATGTTCTTTGGTTCTCACAATATTTTAACTCTCTTTCATAACCCGCCTCTTCATCAAAATAATAAACACCCGCAGATTTTATCATTTTACTTAAAGGTTTTTTGTGGCTTTTTAAAAGATAAGTTCTATTTTTTATCTCCCACTTATTTTCTTTTATAGGTGCAGTTTCTACAACTATTTCTTTTTTTGGTTGTTTAGCAACCGGTGGTGTTTCCACCATAACTTCTTCGAAGTCTTTTTCTATTAAAGGTTCTACAACCTTTTCTGTTTTTTGTTTTTTTGCCATAATATAATATATAATAAAATTAATAAAAATAAAAGGTCGAGGCCGAAGCCTCGATCTTTTAAAATATAATGATTAGTTCATTAAGAAGAAATTGTTTGCTCCTTGAGTAACTAATGCTCTTTCAGATAAGTAATGTACCTCCATTGCATCTAAGTCAGAAGTAACAGCCCCAACAGAACCAGTAACCCATGTTTTCATGTAACGGTTATCTGTTTCAGAAGCTCTATACCTAACGTGTAAGAATGGACGTGTTAAGTTTCTACCTAACATTTGGTCATAAACTGAAGATGTACCAGCTGGTACCATAACCCCACGAATTGCCCCGACAGTGTTAGCAGCGTTAATACCACCTCTACCATCTAATTGGTTTAAGTATTTCCAGTCAGATTTATAGAAGTCATAAGAACCTCTTCTGAAACCAGAGAAACCTAAATTTAAAGCCATATCTTCAGAGTTGTCAAATACTCCGTAAGAAGTACCACCAGCTCCATAAGAATTCATAGAAGCTAGCATGTCATCCATTGCTAGAGCAGTTGCTCTATTTACGAACATCATGTTTTCTTCAATACCACCGTTTTTGTCAAGTTCTGCTAAAATAGCATCAAACTCAGCTAAATCAGTAGCAGCATTAACACCAGTAACACCAGAAGTTTGATTACCTCTAGTTTCAATAGCGTGGAATAAACCTTGGTGACCAGTAGTACCATCAGCTCCAGCTGTATACCCAAAGTAAGAATCAACAAGAGATTGGTCAGAATCAGTTGGAACTGTTTCCAACATCGACATCTCTAAATAATCGTTAAATCTCATTCTAGTTTCAGCTTCAGCTTTAACATACCATAAGTAACCACCAGTACCATCTTCACTAGAAACTTCTACCCAACCAATTGAAGCAGTATCAGAACCTGATACAGCATACTTATCTTTTAAGATAATTGGTTTGTTAGAATAAGTCTTGTGATCTGGCTCGTTTTGTCCAGTTCTACCGCTTGCTCCTTTCCCAAATTCAGATCCAATAACCAATATAGTTAAAGTCGCATCACCATCAGTTCCTTGAGCAAAACCTGCGTTTGCTAAAGTTGCCGTGGTGTTTCCAGCGTCATAAAGAACTACATCAAAAGATGCCGCTCCAACAGGATCACTTACTACTAGTACTGTAGCTGTAGTGTTAGAATCAGCGATCAATAAAATATCGTTAAGTCTAATACCGTGAGTAGTAGAAATCGCTCTACCATCAATATCAGTATCAATACCGATTTGACCACCCGCATTAGTAGCCGAAACACCACCAACTGTACCAGCAGTGTTATCATCGTGTACTACGTAACCTTTGTATGCCAAGTGTAATCTACCTTGTTCTGACCAAATAACTTGATCTGATTGCATTGCTTCTTCTGCACCAACTTGTCTTAAGAATCCTGCCATCGTTCTGTTTCCATAAGCTTCTGCCTCTTTAGCCATAACGTCTGGTAGATATTGATCTGCCCATCCATTAGTACCTCCAGCGAAGTCCATGTAATTGCTAGCTATCGCTTTTTTCACCGGTGAAGGTGTCAAATTCGCAGCTGCTGCGCTTGTAATTGCCATTTTGTAATAATTTTAATTGTTAATTTATTTTCTATTTTTAATTTTAAACTTAAAATCAGAAGAATCATCGCCTAACACTTTAAACTTCAACCCACCAGTCTCTATTGTTTTGTGAGACTGCCTAGGGTTCATATCTACGTTTTTAGCTTTTGCAATGCTATCTTTCATAGCATCTGCCTTGCCTTGCTCGTAAAAATGCTTAGCTATAGCATCAGGATTACCCGCTGTAAATAAAGCTTTGTGATACCCGTTTGGATCTTTTAAAGTGGAATCTTCATTAACAAACTTTGTCATGAATTGATTAATATCACTTTGTTCAGATTTAACTTTGTCCACGTCTTTAACATTAAATCTATAGTTTTTATCCCCAACATTATATTCAAAACCTTTGAATTTGTTGTTAAAAACCTCATTGGTTTTTTTCATAAAACTATTTCGATTTGATTCAGCAGATTTGTTCAGCTCTTCTGTTTCCTTGTTGTACCTATTAAAGAAGTTAATCGCTTTCTGTTGCTCATTTGTAAGCTTAGAACCCATTTTAATTTCTTCATAGTATTTAGACTTTTGCCCGTCTAAGTGGCTTTTAGCGCTGGCAACTTGCTCTTTAAGCGCTAATTTCTTTCTACGTATATCTCTATCGTCGTCTACATCTTCGTCGAATGAGAATGTATCTTCCATAAGGAAGTTAATTTCTTCACTATCTAAATGAGGTTTTGTTTGCTTGTAATATTCACGTAATAGATTTTGATCATCTAACTTTGAATAATCTTGATTAAGCTTCACATAATCACTTAGATCACCACCAGTTTCTTCCATAAAATCAACTAATTTTTGGATGTTTTCTGGCAAAGGTTTACCTGTTTCTAGGTTTTCTTGAATAGCCTCTTGTGCTTCTATAGCTATTTCTTCAACTTGTTCCTGTTGTTCCTCGGTAACCTCTTCTAACGCTGGGGCTTCTTGTGTTTCAGCTTCCGCGTGTACTTCTTCTTGTTTTTGTGTGGGCTCGGCATTTTCAGACTCTGCAACCACTCCGCTGTCGTCAGCGTTATCTTCTTTAACTTCATTTTCCTCTACTGGTGTTGGTGGTTTACTTAAGTCTATTTTTATAACACTATCGTCTCCAGCACTATTAAACTTACTTTCATCAACCGTTTCTACGGCTTGATCTTGAATAATCTCTTCGACTACTTTTTCATTTTCTTCTTCCATAATATAATATAATAATAATTAATAAATTCTAACTAGGGTCAAACGAACCTAAATCAAATCCTCCACCTAGTATATCATTACCTGCGGACTCAAAGTTTTTAGGTGGTTTACCACTATTTCTTTGCTCAATCATCTCTGATTGTTGCGTTGCTTGTATCTTTGTTCTTTCGTCTTTACGATCTTCTTTTTGTTTCTCTCTTTCCTTCACACCATCAACCTCCACGCCCTTAAGTTGCATGTTGTACTGAAATTCTAGAGCCATAAGTTCTTTTTTAAGAGCTGCTTCTTGCTGCATTTTCTGCATATCAATTTGAGCTTGCATTTGGCTTAACTCAGCCTTACCAGCGTTTAAAGCTTGGTTTTTCTGAATATCAGCCTGTGCGGCTGCTTGAGCGGCTTGGGCGTTGGATTGCGTTTGCGCTTGGATATTCTCCATTTGCAATTTTCTGTCTTTATCCTCTTTTTTCTTTCTACGTATTTTAAGTAATTGATTTGCTAGTTTTACGTTACGTATATCCCTAAGGTCAATAGCGTCCTCTAGATCTATACTTTGTTGCTGTAACGCCATCTGTATGTTGTTTTCTAGTATAGCTTTTTCTTCTTCGTCAGGCATTAATTCGATAAATATACCAAAGTCATACAGGTGTAACTCTGACATCTCTTCTAGCGTAGCGACGTTATGAGCCCCTATCGCTTGTATAAAAGCATCTTTTGTAGGTGAATGCTCTATAATATCAGATATTCTAAGAGACAAGCACTCTGCTGTTTGTGCTGTTAAAAACAAACCAGCTTGAAGGATGTGTCTGGTTGCAACATTTGAGTTTGCCGCAGCCAACTTTTGAACACCTACTAAAGCATTTTTATCTGGCATACCCCCATCTCTTGCTTCATTAAGACCGGTTACATCTCTTATCATCTGTAGATAGTAGTTGTAATTACCAATAAGAGCTTGCATTTTATTACCACCAGATCCAGATGTAATTTCTTGAATTGGAACTTTACCTGGGTTCATGTCTCCATCTTGAGTAAACGACCTACCAATAACAGACCCTGTTTGAAAAAACATGTTTAACGCTTCTTGAGGATTGTAGTTTGTCCCGTTGCCTAAGTCGATCTCAGCTAAACCATCGGCGTCTAAGTAAACGCCATCTGGGACCATTCTAGATAATACTTGCTGCAATTTTAAATGCGTCAATTGAATCATGTCAGCAAAACCAGTGATCCTGCTAACTAGAGACTCTATTTTGCCGTCGTACATTCTAGGAGCTACAATACTGTAATTCATTTTAACCTTGGTAAAATCGCTTTTAGGACGCATCATGTTTCTAGCCATCTCCCACTTGAGCAATCTTTCCGTGCCTAACACGATAGCGCCTTCGTAAAGGCACTCTATAGACCTTAGCATCTTAGCGTATCCACCCTCTTTATCTTCTGGTGGATTAAACGAATCGTCTTTAGGTATAATCTTATCCGCGCCAGAACCAGTTTGCTTCATCTTATACACCTCATTCATGTAAGTCTTATAATTAAAATATAAGATTTGAATATTGTTATTATCTTGCTTTGATGATGGGTTTCTAGAGTTATGATTTGACTTACCCTGCATTATCTCCTCAAGATCCGACTCTGTTAAGTGTGGAAATTGCTTAGCCAACTCGTTTACCGGTATAGTTTTAACCTCACCAACGTAATATATGTCTTCAAAATAAGGGGAGTCAGAGTGTGAGTACACGAGGTTTGCTGGGTCAACATAATCAATTGTCACACCTTCAGATGTGTTGAAACTTGTTTTTGTAGCACCTATACCTAGAACAGCGAGGTCATAGTAAAATCTTTTTTTAATTAACTCGTAATTGTTACCATCAAACAAAACATTTAAGGCTTGCTCTTCAGCTAGTTCAACTGACTGCTTGTATGTCATTTGCATGTGCAGTTGTAATTCTTCCTCTGATTCCGGTAAAGAGGATTTGTCGTTTTCAAGCAAATTCACTTGAAACGCCTCCATCGCAAAATCAGCCATTTCTCTAGTATCCATATCTCCCAATATAGATTCCATATACTCTGTTCTTTTAGCAACGCCGTGTGGGTCTTGAGAATAAGCTTTTATATCATAAGTTCTTTCAGCTATACCGTTTACAACAATATCAACAAATTTAGGTATAATTGGAACTGGTTTCCAGTCTAAATTTAAATAGGACAAATCACCGTTTATAGATAACTCATCCTTATATTTTTTAATAGATTGTTCGCCCCTGGCATACAATCTTAGTTTATGAAAATTGTTGTGATTAGCCGCGTATCTATTACTATTTCTATCGTTATTAAACCATTCTTGCTCTATAGCTTTAGCTACCTTTAAACCATAATCGTAGCTCAGCTTTTCAGCATCACCTACTGTTTGACTCGGGAAATAACTTTTAATGCCAGACTCTGCCATATTTATTATTTGATTATTTGTGAATTGCTTCCAGTATTACTATACTTGGAAATGTTTATGTTTAGTGGTTGTTTTTCAACCTT